ATATTAACAGCAAGTGCTGGTACAAAATTTGACGTTAGTGATGCTACTTATAATCCAACCACTGGTATTATAGTATTGACAATTGGTACACATACTTTAACTACCAACGATAAACTTAGGATAGAAGCAAATTCATTAACATTCAGTTGTGGATATAACGGTGCTACAGGTTCTGCTGCTCAGAAAACATATCCAAGAGCAACTGGAACAGGCGTAAATGCTGGAACTCCTGATCCTGGATATAATACTTTCTTAGATATAACTGCTGTAGATACTGTCGCTGGAACAGTTGCGGTGAAAGTATTGAGTACTACTCCTTCTACAAACGTTGATCCTCATACATTTGTTAGTGCTACTGCTGGAGCAGTATTTGCACCAAGAGTATTCACTAATAATGAGCAAGTTTACTTTGAACAGAATTCAATCACATTTAAGTGTGCTATGGATAATAATTCCACTACACACACTTATCCAAGAGAAAGTGATCCATCAAATGGTAAATGGTTATTAGTTTCTAATGCAACATCAACTGAATTTGAAGTTAATGTTGGGACAAGTCCATTAGTTTCACATACACCAGTATCAGGTACTACATATGATCCTAATACTGGATTAATGACTTTAGAGATTGGTGCTCATAGTTTGACAGCAGGTACAAGTGTTAAATTGGAAGAAGAATCAATTACCTTCAGTTGTGGATATAATGGTGCTACTGGTGCTGCTGCTCAGAAAGCATATCCAAGATCTAATGGAAATGATCCATATTATAATACTGCGATTACTATTGAATCGGTAACAGCAACTACAATAACCTTAAAGGTATTGAACACTGTTCCTTCTACAAACACTGATCCTCATACATTTGTAAGTGCTACAGCAGGAGCTGTTAAATCTGGTGGGTATTACGCTCATGTATTTGATTCTGCAACATCTAATGGTGCTAAAGCAACAAAATCACTTAAGATTGCTACTGAATCGATGGTGTTTACTTGTTCTAAAGATGATTACATGAGCAATCATCCATATCCTCGTCAAGTTGCTGGTGATGGAAATGCTGATCCTGCATATGATACTTTCTTACCAATAGTATCCACAACATTAGATACAATTTCAACTAATGTTGGATCTGGTGGTGGTGCTGGTAAAGGAGCAATAGTAACTGCTAAGATAGCATCAAATACTCATAAATTTGTAAATTCTATTGGGACTCACATATACAAGAGTTCTATAAGCAATGCCGTTACCATTGGTAGCACTAAAAAGGATGTTACTAATGCTGCATATACCCCAAGTACTGGAGTATTGGTATTAACCATAGGAGCACACACTTTCAGTACTAGTGATACTGTAACTATCGCACCTAAAGCACTTAACTTTACTTGCGATGCTGATAATCATGCTACAGAACACGCATATCCTCGCACAACTGATCCAGCATATAATACAGCATTAGCAATTACTGCTGTAGATCAGTCTGGTGGTACTATTACATGTAATGTTGGTATTCCTTATCAGTATGAAGGAATTACCGCAGATGTTGGAGGTCCTTTCACGGCAGATACAGTTGATTATGACCCACAATGTGGAATCATGACTGTTACGACTTCTGCTGCTCATGGATTTACTGCTGCTGCTGTTAGAAATACAACTAATGCTGTATATAATCCAAATGTTGGAATATTAACAGTCACTACAAATGTAAATCATGGATTTAGTAATGGTGATTATATTAAGATTGCTGAGAATTCTTTAATATTCTCATGTGCTAAGGATGGATTTATTAGTGAGCATAGTTATCCAAGAAAAGGAGATCCTCTCTTTAATAGGTGGGTACAAGTTTCAAATATTACTGCTAAGAAGTTTGAAGTTCAATCATTAGTAAATATACCTTCAACAAATGTATCAGACCATAGTTATGAGAGGTCTATAGCAGCAAATATTATGGGAGCAAATAATACTGTTCAAATTGCTGCTGGTTCTTTAACACTTACCTGTAATAAGGATCGTCATGCTACAAATCATTCTTATCCAAGAACAACTGATCCTGTTTATAATAGACCTGTTGGTATTGAGGCAGTTGAAAGTACTACTAAGTTTAGTATAGACGTTGGTAGATCTCCATATGGAACTGGTGGATCTCTAGAATTTACCATTGAGAATGGTGGATCTGGATATGTTAATCCTGAAATTGTTATCCCAGAACCAAATTATGAAAATGTCCCTGTTAAGGGTGTTTCTAGACTTGGTATTGGAAAAACAACAACTACAGGTGTTAATCTATTACTTAATTTAACAGTCGGAGCAGCACAAACTTCTGTAGGTATTTCTTCTTCACTATTTGAAATATCAAAATTTGATATAGCAAGACCTGGACATTCATTTAAAGTTGGTGATAAATTTACACCACTTGGACTAGTTACTTCTGCTGAAGTTGAGGAACCATTAAAAGACTTTGAATTAGAAGTTATTGAAATCTTCAATGATTACTTCTCCTCATGGCAATTTGGTGAGATAGACTTTATTGATACTATTAGAGATCTTCAGAATGGAATTAGAAAGAGATTCCCTCTATTCTTTAATGGACAATTGCTCAGTTTTGAAAAGGATGAAACCGATCCATTATCTGCTGATATAAACCTAAACGCAGTATTACTAATATTCGTAAATGGAGTATTACAGACACCAGGAACTGCATATCAGTTTGAAGGTGGAACTACGTTTACATTTACTGAATCACCAGGTGCTGGTGATAAGGTTGATATATTCTTCTATCTTGGACAAAGAGGAATTGATGTTGAGTTGATTGATATTCAAGAAACAATCAAACCAGGTGATGATGTTAGAATCTATCGTCATCCAGCATTACCAAATTCTATTAGTCAAGATAGAGAAAGAGTTGTAAAAGAAATTTTATCATCCGATTTAATTGAAACCGATATCTATACTGGACAAGGAATCAATGAAGATGACGATAAACCACTTAGTTGGACTAAACAGAAGATTGATAAGGTAATAGCAGGTGAATTGGTAACTAAAGCAAGAGAATCTCTTGAACCTTGTGTATATCCAACCGCAAAGATCATTGGTGATGTTAGTACAACATCTGGTGTAGGTATTGGATTACAAGATGGAATATTTGTAGATGATGCTGAATTCTTCTTCTATGAGGAAGGACCACTTCGCATTCCTAGTTCTGAAAGATATGGTATTACAGTTGATGCTGTTGACGCATTAATGTTACCAGCAAGTGGTGCAGAGAGTCCAGCAGGAGCATCTGTTACTGCTATGCTTAATACTGTTTCTATGGCTTCTACCACTATTCCTCAAGAACAGGTTACTTCAATAACTATCACTGATGGTGGTTCAGGATATACTACTGCTCCTACTATTAAATTATCGGCTCCACCAATAATTGGAGTTGGTATTGGAACAACTGCTACAGCAACAACGACAATTACAAATGGTTCTGTTACATCAGTAACTATTACTAATCCTGGATTATATCAGGGAGGAATTCCAAATGTTATTATTGAAAGACCTGCATATAAGCCAGAAAAAATTGAGTTATTTAAGTTTGCTCAAGGATTTACTGGAATAATCACTGGTATTTCAACTTCTGCAGGTACAAATAACAATCCTGTTGCTGTTAAATTCTTCTTTAAGACTGTTGATGGAAATCAGGCAGGTGATTTAAGAGTTGGATATCCAATTGCTATTAAAGATACTAAGATTGGTGATGGTGTTACATCCATTGACAGTCATGATACTTCACTCATTGGTATTGGTACTCAGTTCTTAGATAATATATACAAGGTCCATGCTATTACTACTGCGGATAAGACAGGTGAAATTACCTGTAATATACTAAGTACAACTAATACGGTTGGAATGGCATCTACTGGACAGTATAACCAAACTGACATTGGTATAACAACTTCTCTAGGAACAATTTCATGGGGAAGATTATATGGAGCAGATACAGTTAGAGCAGCAAATCCAATTTCAATTGGTGTAACTGGACTAACTATTGATTCTGGATTATCTACATTCCCAGTTCTTCAAAGAAGAAATTATTCTCTCGGATCCCTCAAAGGATTGAGGAATACTGGTGCTATTAGATTACAAGTTTGATTATGTCTATAAATAAAGAAAAAAAGTGTAATTAAGACAAGATAATGCCAGCAATTGTCACCGACCAATTTAGGATATTAAATGCTAGTAATTTCGTAGATTCTATTGATAATAATAATTACTACGTTTTTATTGGTTTACCTAACCCAACACAATTAACAGAATCAACTGTTGTTGGTTATGGTAGATCAGCAAATTGGAATACCAATCCACCACAACCACTTGATAGTTTCTCTACTAATGCTCATGCAGGAGATACTATGATGTTTGGTAAGAAGATTACTTCTGCTAATATTCGTAGGGTTATAAAGAGAGTTGATTGGACAGCAGGTACTAGATATGAAATATACAGAGATGATTATGCTAGTGATAATCGAAGTCCTCTGAAAAGTGCTGGTAGATTATATGATGCTCAGTATTATGTAATGAATGCTGATTTTAAAGTTTATATTTGTATTGATAATGGTTCTAATGGAGATAATGAAAAGGGAAATGTTTCTCAGGACGAACCAACATTTACTGATTTAGAACCATCAAAGGCTGGTGGATCTGGTGATGGATATGTTTGGAAATACTTATATACAGTTTCTCCTAGTGATATTATAAAGTTTGATTCTACAGAATATATTACTGTCCCAAACAATTGGGCAACAAGCACTGATCCTCAAATAAGAGCAGTCAGGGAGAATGGTGATTCTTCTATCAATAACAACCAAATTAAGCATGTATACATCGATAATGGTGGTTCTTCATACCAAACATTAACGGGTCAAGAGGTTGATATTGTAGGAGATGGTACAGGAGCAAAGGCAAGAGTAAGTGTTAATCAGGGTGTTATATCTGATGTAACAGTTAGTGCTGGTGGGCAAGGGTATAGTTATGGATTAGTTGATTTACAAGCAATCAACAATACATCTTCTGGTACTTCTGCAAAGTTAGTTCCTATAGTTCCTCCAAGTAAAGGTCATGGATATGACATTTACACAGAACTGGGTACAGATAAAGTTTTAATTTATGCTAGATTTGATGATTCATCTAAAGATTTCCCAACAGACACTAAATTTTCCGTAGTTGGTATAGTAAAAAATCCAACTGTTGGTGGTAGTGGTGGTACAGTTTCTACTGGATTTACTGGAAGTCAGTTTTCATCATTAAACGCAATGATATTTCATGATGAACCAAATAGTAATGATGTTACTAAGAAGGTTCAGGGAAATCCTGAAGTTGGTGAAATTATTGAACAGCAATTAATTCTTGCTAATGGTGATACAAGAGTTGCGAGAGCATATGTTGCTTCTTTTGATACTGAAACTAAAGTTTTAAAATACTTTACTGACAGATCATTAAACTACAAAGGTAGTAGAGATCAAACTGATTATATTGGTATCTCAACTGAAGGTCGCTTTTTTGATTTTTCATCTACTGGACCTGTAGTTGAAGGTAATTCCTCTGGATTTAAAGGTTATATAAACAGTGGTTACACTGGAATCACCACAAATCCAACTGGATCTAAGCAAATTAATTTGAATACCTCCTTCACAAGTGGGTTATCCAAACCAGAGATAAATAAAGGATCAGGGGATTTGGTTTATATTGACCATAGACCTTTGAT